ATCTTGATTGAAGACAAACAGAACAGCGGACACTGGGTTAGTGTTGCTCGGTATGGTAAGACTATTGAATATTTTAATAGTTACGGTGCGAAATACGATACTGACTGGCGTTTTATTCCTCGCATGGTTCGTATCATTCTCGGGCAAAATACCAACGATTTAACCCGCTTATTTAAAAAAGCAGAGAAGGACGGTTACAAAGTCGTTTGGAATAAAAAACGATTACAGAAATTATCACCAGCAATTCAGACTTGCGGAAGATGGGTTGTGCTTCGCCGACACTTCGCTCAAATGGGTTATACTCTTCCCGAGTTCCAAAAGAAAATAGAAATGTTGCGTGATGAAAACACACCTACAAAAGGCAAAGACAAAGGCATTAGACCCACTGCCGATTGGGTAGTATCCAAATACATTAAATAGCCATGCTATTCTGCTTTAATATGTTCTTCTACTGATGCTTGTTCTACTACTTCAAATGTAGGTGTTGGTTTTAATTTCTTGTCTAAAATATCTTGTAAATCGCATTCAATAGCATTACCAGCAATGTCGTAGGCAATCGTGACCTTTGGGCGTTCCATTTGTTCTTCTATTGTAAAATTACCTTGTAGTCTCCCTCCCGCAACTTGCTTCACAGACACTTCTAAACCTTCTTCCTCATTTCGTTTTAATTTTGGTTTTTCTAAACTTTCCATTATATTATTACTTCATATAATAATAATCTAATATTATATCAATTTATATACATTTATATCTATATCTATATATTCCTTAAAAAAAAAGGTGTATATGACGGGTGACCCCTATAAATAAAACAGTTTGAGAAATATGTTTTCAGTAAAGTATAATATGTAAGTATAACAGACCGTCTGTGAAATATTATATTTATACATATAGTTTCAAAGGTATGAATACCATAGGGGTCACCCGTCATCAAGGGTCACCTTTTAATTCATCGCAAAGAACGGGCGAACATTGTGGGATTGAATATGACCCGCTCCTTCCATTTCATCATCACTAACTTCCATAGTATTTGGGTTTGTTAAATTGTTTTCATCAAAACCAACTACATTCATACCTAATGGTAGTTCTATTTCTTCACTATCACTATCAGTATCAGTATCAGCATTCCAAAGTCCTACTGTAGTAGCATTAGGAGCAGTTAAATCAAACATGGGAGGCGTATCATTTTCTTCTACTGTAGGTGGTGGAGGAGCAATATTATCGTCATTAACCGTCAAATCAAAAAACGGTACTGGTCTTTCACCAAACGTTTCAGGGTGGTACGGAATATGATTCGCAGGTAATACCAACGGCGTATTTGTGTGTATTCCATCGTAACCCCAAATTAACTCATTAACATTCCGTAATGCTTCGTTATTAGCATATTGGGCTGTATGATTGTGAAGATATGCTGATTCCCACTCATCATAGAAGTTGTTAAACACATCGTAAAGCGTATCTCTTTCAGTGTAATTACTATCTAATGAGTTGTTAATTCCATTAATTTCATCTGGCGTGTCTAAAGTTCTGTTCGGTATAGGTTGTCCTTCAGGAGTATAATACACTGCTGGTGGTGGCATTTATATATTATCAACATATTATATTTAATCTGTCTTAATATAATTGTGCGTAGCCGTGTTACTTGAAGTCCCCATTGCTTTCACATCATCTTCCATTTCCTTTGCGTTGTGGCTGTACTTGTCTGTAAGAAATATATTACGCAATAGAGAAGACCCAATCTTCTTACCAAATATCTTGTTTAAGGTGCGGGTCATCTCGGTTGATGTATCAATAACCTTACCGTCTTGCGTCATCAAAAAAGGTATTGGTTCAAACTCTTTCTTTTTCATTTCTTTTGCGTGAGGATGATACTGGAAATATACTTTGAGTAGTTTCACCAATTCTTCTGGCACAGGCATCTTGACTTGCTTGTATGTCTTCTTTGTCTTGTAATTATTAAACACCCAATCCCAATTCTTAATATCCAAATAATTATACTCATTATTTTCGGGGATTTTCTTCACGACCAAACACTTTGTATAATCACTGTTCCTTCTCGGTGGCTGTAAGCAGTATAATCCCATCACTACAGCATGGAGTAGTTGCGTATATTGCTCTCCACTAATCTTTCGTCTGCCTTTTATCTCCTCAACAATCTCGCCTAAATCATTACATTTTTTCATCACTTCTTCTTGTGAAATCCAATTCTCTTTTTGTGTTTCACTCTTGGTAGTGTTGGTCTTTAAATCAGCGTTAATATCAACGAGCATCTTGTAATATTTGTTGTAGAGTTTCTTGTATTTGGCTTCAGGTCTGTCTTTCAATGAGGACACCACCGCAATAATGTAGGTTCTTCGTGTGTTCGGTGTAAGTCCTTCCAATTTTGTTACAATTTCAGGTTTGGAAAGAAAGTTTAGATTTTTTACTTCCTTGCCTTCATTCAACTTACGCAGATTAAATGTGTAGAGTTTCCTACTACTCGCAGATATATCTGTTTTTTTTTCAAATGGGTCAAACGCAGTAGCAGACATTATAATAATCCATTAGATTATAATTTAGGATATTCTGCTAAATTATCTGTAGCCGAATGATAATGTTGGATTAGTATCGGGGGCATCAATAAATCTTTTGTGTAATGTATGTATAGTTTCTCTCCTTCTCCAATATCTATAATAGATATAAATCGGCATTCTTCTTTGTCGCACATTATACATTACCTTTAGATTTTTTAGAAAAACAACAAAAGTATTTTTCAAAACAACTTCGTTTTTCACGCTTTTCATCCAACAGTTTTTCTAATGTGGAAATACAATTGCCGTCACTATCAAACATTCTATAACATATTCCCATATTATAATCGCCACATACTATATAATGAGCGGAAGTTATTACGCCTTGAATGCGAAATACAATCAGTTATTAGCCTTAATCAACGCTGGAGGCGGTGGCGGAGGCGGTTCAGTTAATAATCCTATGACGAGTGATTTAAATGCTGGAGGTTACAATATTACCAATGTAGCCAATCTTACTGGTGTCGGTGCTGGATTTACGGGTGCTGTGTCTGCGTCACAATTGACCGCAACTACTTCATTACTTACTCCCGAAATTAACCAAACTACCGCACCAACTTATACTAATTTAGGGGCTATTGTTGCTGGTAATAATTACGAACTTGCCCGTATCCCCACTGCTACTGATGCGGAAGGAAGCATACTTATAATGCTACGAGGATTGGATGTTGGTTTTAAACAACAGGTATTCTTACAGGTCATCGGCTACAGTAACAAATCCGTCATTCGCATTTTAAATAATGTGAGCGAAAGTGATACGCCGATTTTTGATAGTATTTCTTACGGTGAAGATGCTGGTGCTGTAGGTCAAAATGTATTGACTTTCGGTTGTTCCTTTGGTTCGGCTACATGCGAGGTTGCCTTTTATCAAAATCAGGCTGGGGCTGGAACTGGAGCATACGGTTCTTTCTTTGTTCCCGCAACTGTTTTGTCTGCTCCAATTACATTATCCAGCACTTACGCCACAACGGGACTTACTCAATTTACCGCTGGAACATCAGGCAACTTTAAAGTAGATGCTACACTTACCGCTCCCGATGGAGACATTGCTACACTACAAAGTGATACGATTTCTTCTTTGGCTGGTGGTGATATTAATGTAAATACGCAAACCAATTTTAATGCGAATGTTGATATGGCTACGACTAATATTACCAAAGCAAACTCTATTCAATTAGACACGCTTACCAAATACACAGGAACGGATATAGTGTATAATGCTAATCTTGATATTCAAAACAACGACATACTCAACACCCTTGATGACTTTGTTTATTTCGGGGACAATATTGATTTGAAAGGTAATTCTTTGTATAATGTAAATCAACTCATCGGTGCTGGTGCTGGTGTTAGTGATATTACCGTCAATGCTCCTACTTTACAACTTGGAGGCAATGCTATTGGTGGTGTTTCCATGATTGCTACAGATGGTATAACCGAAAACACTCTTGGTAATGGTGTAATTATTAACAATGAAACCAGTATGACGAACAACAAAATTATTAATCTTGGTGTGCCTACTGCGAACAGTGACGCTGCTACTAAATTATATGTAGATACAACTGCGGGGTCTTCAGGCGTTCAAAACCCAATGCTTACTAATCTTGATGGTGGTGGCTTTAATATAACCAATGTAAATGGAATGACCGCTTCACAATTATCTACATCAGGAGGCGGATTAATGACTTCAGCAGGAACATTCCAACACGGCGGTCTTTCTGTTGGAGACTTTGGTGTAGGTGGTGATACAATCACCTTTGCTCCTTCTACATCTTGGAAGATAAAGAACTTTGGACTTTCCACGACTTACTTTGATTACGACCAATCAACTCAAACTCTTACCACTGAAAATGGTGCGAGACAGGAACTCGCTGGTGGCTCTGTAATGGAAGTAAAAAGCAGTGCTGAAATTGCTGTTGCTACTGGTGGTAAAGTCAATGCTTCTGGTGGTGGTTCTATTGTATTCAATTCCACTGCTGCTCCAGTCGCCGATTACGGCGAAATGAATATGCTTGATGTAAATGGTCTTGGTATTTCCACTCTCCCGCAAATTAATTCTACTGTTGATACTGGTGTTGGAATACCACAGGTAATCGGTTGCTCTACTATTGTAAATGCTCGTTGCGATTGTTCTACTCGTCCTTTTGATACTGGAACGAGTTGGAACAACGCCAGTGACGGAACAGTATTTTATATTACCGATAGTAATTCACTCGTTTATCAGGAAGGATTACCCAGAGGAATAAATAATCACGAATCCAATTGTTTTCTCTGGTTGGATAGTAGGTATTGGTGCTAATAATGCTTCCAATCTTGGAGGCTGGTCTTTCACTGGTGGTGCTTCTGCTGAAGTCTGTGATGGAGCAGGAAACCCATTTCCCAATCCAATTATACTGGGTGATGTGTCTTCTGCTTTCAATCAGGAAAATCTTGTGCTTCCTCAAACTGCTTGGATAAGAGCAAACAGTCCTAACTTGGGAGGAATTGACCTTACTATAAGACTAAACATTCCACCAGCATCTACCATTAATGTAAATGACCCACAAAATCTTAATGTAAATCTAAATAAAGTCATCGTTCAACAAATCCCGATTATATAATTTTCTTTGTGTAATGTATCATCAACCACGCCAAAGTATAAGTATTCCAATTATACAACCACCAATAGAAATGCCTAATACGAGCAGGAATAACCTTGTCGTGATTACATTTATCACAACACTTTCCATGCTTCCTAATGGGCGTTGTAGTGTTCCCGTAAGGTGTGCCTGAAAAGTGTTCCTTACAGATTACACAAATGGAAAACTCGGGATTTCGTTGGTGGTACTCTTCTATTTTCACAAGTGCCTCGATCAATCTTCTTTTCTGTGATTTTGGTTGGTGACTATCACTCATCTTCTTCATCTTCTACTATACTTGTATAAAGCAGTGTATCTCTAAGTCCATTCCTATATATATATATATATATATATAAGTTATTCCAAACTCTACCATTCTTGCCCCAACTCTACCATTCTTGCCCTGTTTTCCAAAAGTCCCTATAGGGATATATATAATCTTAATAGTAT